TAACCTTTCTTTTACTGATCTTGATAGAGAGCTTGCTGCTGGTAGACCTGTTGTTATTGGTATTCTTCATAGGGGGACTTTATCTAATCCCACGGGAGGACACATGGTTGTAGTGATTGGTAAAACTCCCCAGGGTGATTATATTGTAAATGATCCTTATGGATCATTAAATGATGGATACACTGGATCAGTCACGAACGGTCGTGGAGCCATCTACAAGCGTTCAGAACTAGCTCGTAGATGGTGTCCAGGGGGTAAGGATGGTTGGGGACGTATTTTTGATGCAAAAAAGGCTTAGGCTCCACACTCGATGAATTGCCGAAAGCAGGTGTGGAGCTTATCAAAGAATTTGAAGGTTGTAAATTAACTGCTTATCCTGATCCTCATACTGGAGGATTGCCAATTACTATTGGTTGGGGAACCACTAAAAAAAGAAATGGGGCACCATTTCATCTTGGCGAAAAAATTACTTTAGAAGAAGCTAATGCATTGTTAGAATTTGATATTCGTAATCGCTTTATGTCTGCTTTAAAATCTATACCTTATTGGAGTGAAATGAATGACAATCAACGTGGAGCACTTTTATCCTTTGCTTACAATCTTGGTGCTGGGTTTTACAATTCAAGCAATTTCAATACTATCTCTCGCAATTTACGTGAGAAAAATTGGAAAGCAATCCCAGACACTTTAAAACTATATCGTAATCCTGGAAGTAATGTAGAAGCTGGTCTTCTTAGAAGAAGAGTTGCTGAAGGTAAACTTTGGAGTTCTTAATCTTCTTCTACTTTAGTTCTTAATGCAATTACTGTAGTAAGAATAGTCAGTAAAGTTTCATACCCTCTTCTTTCAGATTCTTTGCAATCTAAAGGTGGAGGGTTTTTTAATTCTCCCTTGGCATTTGCATTATTAATTGATCCTGGAAGCATAAAGTTGCATGAAATAAAATTTACTCCAACAAATCCTATTACAGAACAACAAACTATAAAGATAAGTTTATTTAAATTTAGTTTCATCGTCCTTCTTGTTTATGGATCCACGTTTTAAGTTCATGTAGATATGTTCTTAAACTATCTGCTTTTTCTAGATGCCATTTATCTCCACTCTTGAAATATTCTTGAGTGTGATTATCAATTGCTTTTAATATATTATGAATGGGTGCGTTCCATGGCTCCCGTTTCGGAGTATTCCATTCCCTTGGCATATAAATTTTGCTCTTTATAAAGGGTTAATTTTTCTATGATGTTCTCGTATTTTTCCCAAAGAAATTCTGAACCAGTATGTTGCTGATATGTTTTACAAGCAAGAACTAAGTATTCAATATCAGTTTCTTTAAATCTATACATGTGTCACATCAGATCTATTAATATATAGGGGTTGACAAATCCTAAATAATCACTTATAATGTCTGTTCGTCATGAGATCGTGGCGTGATTTAGAGCCCAGGAAGGTGCCCCCCGAGAGGGGCGGTAGACCCCCCTTCTATTGGGATGTAGAGTTCTATTAAAATTAATGCTTTTTAAAACACTTTCGATTATTGCTTTTGGTCTTGTCGGATTGGCACCCGTAACAGCAAAGGCAGCGAGCGGATGTTCCCTCGCTTCACATTATGGAGTTGGTGATGGATATCATGGGCAGATAACTGCTAACGGTGAAAGGTTCAATGCCTATGGAAAATCAGTAGCACATCGATGGCTTCCTTTCGGAACTAGATTAAAAGTTACAAATCAACGAAGTGGTAGGTCAGTAATTGTGCGTGTAAATGATCGTGGTCCCTACGTTGGCGGTAGAGACCTTGACTTGTCCTATGGTGCATTCTCCACTATTGCTCACCCAGGGCAAGGAGTAGCAGACATTTGCTATCGAACTGTCTGACTATAAATAAAGGGGAGCGATGCTCCCCTTTTCTATGAAATTTAATTTCCATTTTGGTAAAAAGAAAGCATCTATTACAACTATTATAGTTTTATCTTTTATATTAGCATCGCTTTCTTCTTGCTTAAAGATAGAAGAAAAAACTATCTGGGATATTGTTTACGAATATCTTCAAACATATCAACCAGATTCTCCACTCATTCCAGAACTTCAAAAAGATCCTGGCATAGTGGAAAGAGATGTTAAGCGTACAGTGGATAAAGCTATCCGAGATTATGAACGCTTGACAGGAGACGATGGAACTGTTAGAATGCCATCACCTCGGTACTCAGAAAAATCAGTTGACACCTCTGTGTGTTATACTGATGAGTGTCGATCACTTGGTGGGGAAATGAGGTTGTGCTCTCCATGGGTTGACAACTGCCCATCAAGTGTGGTAGAATAAACGAGTGCTTGGGTTAGTAGCTCAGATGGATAGAGCCACAAACTTCTAATTTGTTGGTCGGGGGTTCGAGTCCCTCCTAACCCGCTCGGGCGATTAGCTCAGCGGTAGTAGCGTCTCCCTTACAAGGAGAATGTCACTGGTTCGATTCCAGTATCGCCCATTACTACATAAATACTATGGACACGGATCGTTATATTAAAATTCGCAAAGAACTTGACGATATAAAAGGAATGATTGAAAATGTTAATAATCAGATGCAAGAATTGCGGAGTGCAATTAGAGGAGCACCCAACGAAAACAAGGTGTTGCAAATGCGAGAATCTTACCAGCATCCGTGGTGGAAACATCACGGCAAACGATCTAACGTTAGTTGAGATTGTTTCTGGGGTAAGAACTAAAACTCAACCAGTTCTTACTAAAGAAGATCTTGCATTTCAAGAAGCAAGAAGACAACGTAAAGTTCGTAGATTGGATTTTGAAGTACGATGAGACACTTGATTGTTTCTATTATGGAAATCCCTTGGTTGGTGGCACTGATGGGAGGTATGTTAATTATTCCTCCCATCTATGGTATAATGTTCATACATAAAAAACGTGCATAAATATTGGTAGACAAACTTGTTCTACCAATGAGAAAACATAAATGTGGTCATTGTGGGGAAACTGATCCCACCAAATTTTACGGACATAAAAAATCTGTATGTGGTTCCTGCCATAATAAATATACTCTTGAGCAGGGTAAAAAGAAAAGAGAATTTATTATAGAACAATTGGGTGGTAAATGTGTTGCTTGTGGGTATGATAAATTTAAATCTGCCTTGCAAGCACATCATCTTGATCCCAGTGTAAAGGATAAAAACTTTGGTTCTATACGAGGATGGAGCGAGCAACGTATTCTTGACGAAATTAAAGGATGTGTGCTATTATGTGCTTGTTGCCATTCAGCAGTTCACTCTGGTGAACTAACTATCCCGAATGTCGCCTAACTTGGTCATGGCACCTGCTTTGGGAGCAGGAATAATCTCGGTTCAAATCCGAGCATTCGGACTTGTCTATTCAGACAAACTACTAATGAATTTTACTGTTTACTCTAAACCTGGATGTCCATACTGTATTAAGATTCAAACCTTATTGGATCTTAATGAGTTTGAATACAAAGTATATACTTTGGATACTGACTTTACTAGAGATCAGTTTTATGCTGAGTTTGGTGAAGGTTCTACGTTTCCTCAAGTAGTACTAAATGATCAAACTCTTGGTGGATGTTCAGATACAATTAAATACCTTCAAGAAAACGATATTTGTTGTAATGTATGATTGAAATTACCCAAAAAGAATTTGAATCTAATATTGAGCATTACATGGATCTCATTGAAAAGGAAAGGAAAGAATTTATTATTCGCCTTGAGGACGGCAATGCTGTAGCAGCTGTGCCAGTTGATGAAGAGATCCAAAAGCTACTTGACATTATGCCAGAGATAGACTATACTGACATCGATGATTAATTAATCACTATGGAACTTAAAGAACAACTTGAAATTGCAGAAGATGCAGTTCGTAAAGCACTAATCATTGCATTAGAAGAAAAAAAAGATTTTAAAGCAAACAAACTTTTTAAAGTTCTTGGCGATATTCGTGAGGTAATGCCTTTGCGATATGAGCCAGGTACTGCAAGCACATTTAGTATTACTAGCACTCCTGATATTATTTCCTTTGGTGGAACTGATTCAGGTATCTGTCTCGGATAGACATTAAACTTGTCCTGGTGGAGTCAATTACCCTAAATGCTATGTCAGAAGTTAACATGAGGTTTGTCGAAGAACTCGACACAGGTGATAAAGTAATCACGTACTATAGCGTGAGAGAGCTTGACAACCGTTTTTACTATGTGTATGATGGTGTCAATCATGGTCCTTACGAGGACTTTGACGATGCTGTGGAAGCAGCATATGAAGATCTTATTCTTCAAACAACTGTCTCGGGATGACATAAAAAGCGCCCTGGTCGGGATACCCCCCTCTCCTTGGTAAATATGAAAACAATTTATTATAACGTTTATGACTCTCTTGGCTTTTTGGGTCAAGATGATTTGAGTGATAGTGTCTGGTTTGATGATAGATTTTTGGACAATATTAAATCTTCTTACTTAGAAGAAAATAAAGATGTTCCTTTCTATCAATGCCCTGCTTGGTCTCATAAAGTAAAGAGAACCTTTACTGTTAAATCTCCTATTGATATTAAATTTGATATTGATTTTGAATATGAGCCACCAATGATCTCTAGCAATTTAGATCAAAGTATTTTTGATTCTATCATTAAACCAACTTATGCACAAACAAGTTGGTTTCTTAGAGATCCTGATAGATTGATATTACAATTAGCTATTCCAATTTTATTTTGTTGGACTAATGATCGTAATATTTGGATAGAGCAAAAGCCACATCCACTTACTCCTTTGAAAAATAATTTTTCTTTAGTTGGCGGGTGGTTTAATCTATCATCTTGGTCAAGACCTTTATCTTTTGCTTTAGATATTTGTGATGTCACTAAACCATTGATAATAAAAAAAGGTGATCCTATTTACCAAGTTAGTTTTTATTCTAAAAATTTGAACGAAAACTATAAGCTTGTTAAATCTATTCCTAGTGAAAAGATTAGAAAGCAAACTCAAAGAAATATAGCTCTAAAGTATTATGGTAGACATCTTACTGAGGAACATATTTTTACCGAACAAAAATCTAAATGCCCATTTAGTTTCTTGTTTAATAAATGACCCCGTTGGTAAGGGTCTTTAAATATGCCAACTGGTGCGGATGGGGTTTATAACTCCCGCCGAGTTTCCAATTTTCTCGTAATCAAAATTGGTGGCGTGCATGTGCTCAGGGGAGTTTGACCACTCCCCACTTGCGGGATTAGTTCAGTGGTAGAACGTCAGCCTTCCAAGCTGAATGTCAGGGGTTCGAATCCCCTATCCCGCTTTCCCCTTCTGGGGATAAATAACCAAGTAGTTATAAAACTTTACAAACTATGATGATTCGTTCTATTATTGCTGCCACTGCTGTTGTTGCTACTACTGCTCCTGCTATGGCTGCTCCCCTGAGTGATGTTCAACCTACTGATTGGGCTTATCAGGCAATTGTAAACCTTAATACCAAGTATGGTTGTCTGGTTGGTTTTCCTAATGGTACTTTCCGTGGTGGCGAACCTGCCACTCGTAATCAAATGGCAGCACTGGTAAATCACTGCCTGGATAACATCAGTGCTTTCCAAAGTGCAGAAGATGCTAAGCTTGCTGCTGCTCTTCGTGCTACTAATGGTCGTGTGACTGCTCTTGAAGTTGCTGCTGCACAAAAGGCACAAGGTGTTGGTAATTATCTTGGTGCTGGTGTTCTGCTGAATAAGCAGGGTGTTGATGGTAATGGTTACACTGAGAACCGTACTGTCTCTGGTGCCACTATTCAAGCACGTTATGCTGCCAAGACTTTCAGTAATCAAAATGCTGTTTCTGTTCGTCCTTATACCAACCTTGTAGGTACTCCTGCTGGACAGATCGGTGCTGGTGGTGGTGCTCTCCTTTCTTATGATTGGAGCATCTCTCGTGCCGCTTCTGGCGTGAGCCGTGCTAACATCTACACTGGTGTTGGTTATCAGATTCCTTTCGTGAACAACACTGCTGCTAACTATCAGTCTGCTGTTGGCGAGAAGGGCCAAGTTGTCCTCGCTCTAGGTGTTGAAGGTCGTCTGACCAACTCTCTAGTTGGTTTTGCTGATCTGAAGTTCCCCACCACCAACGCTGCTAACAGCTACGGTGCTACCAATGGCACCTATTCTCCTGTGTTCACCACTGGTCTTGGATTCAAGTTCTGATGTCCTGACAATAGGGGGTTGACAAGACCCCCCTTTCTCCTATATACTGGTGTTGTAATTCGTAATAAACTTAATGACTGTAACAACAAATGATC